TGGAATTACTAGTTGTTACACTGTAATGGATATAATTTTCCATTACCCGAGTTAAAATTCTATCAAGAATTTTGGTAACTTTTGATTCTGATCTTTGATAGAGATAAAGAATCATTACTAAATGAGATATTTAGCAAGGATTCCTTAACCTTTTCAAAATAGGAGCCAAAACCTGGATTCCGGTCGATACTTACATGGTTAAAAGTAAGCATACCCTTCCCAAAAACACACAATTTTAATAAATACTATGAATAAAAAATTATATAACATAACGTTTAAGCTATGTCAAATTCTTTATCCTAATATTGATGTAAAACTGTATATTAATCCTTATTTTAAGTTATTAAGTAAAATGATTAAAAATCATGGTGTAATATATACAACAAAATTTTTAAAACAAGGAAGATTACATTGTACTAGGTACATTTGTAATAATCCTCTTTTACATAATAAAATAAAATTAGGGGTTGATCCTACCGGTTGACCAAAAATGTTTCTTTTTCTAAAAGACTTAACTTTAGGTTCTTTAGAAGAAAAGAAGTTTCTTATGACTCTTCTTTCTCTTACAAGAGCACTAGAATTAAATTCTAAAGAAAAGAAACAACTTAAACCAGATTATGAATCAATTACAAAACCAGGTAAAATAACCAAAATTATTCCAACTGGTTTTATAAAAAGATTTGTAAAACAAAATAATTTGAAATCTACTATACCAGAATTTACTAGAAAAGATATATATCTATCTAATAAAGCTGGACCAATAGGGAAATCAACATTAACTGCGATGCAGTCAATTGTTTCTTATCCTTATAGTCTAATTTCAAATATTTATAAAATTACAACACAATCTGGTATTGAGTATTTTGATCAACAATATAATTATCAATGAAATAAAGGTTTTAAACCTGAAATTATTGGTAAATTAACTTTTATTAATGATCCTGAATGTAAATTAAGAATAGTTGCTATATTAGACTATTATAGTCAACTTTTCTTAAAGCCTATCCATTTAAAAATTATGAAAAAACTTCAAAATTTTAAACAAGATAGGACATTTACACAGGATCCATTAAATAATTGAAAAGTTGATCAAAATAATTTTTGATCACTAGATCTTTCATCAGCTACAGATAGATTTCCAATATCATTACAAAGGAGATTACTTTGTGAAATGTTCACAAAAGATGTCTCTGATGGATGATATGAAATTCTATCTAAAAGAAGTTTTAAAACACCAGAAGGAAATTTTGTTTCTTATGAAACAGGACAACCTATGGGAGCTTATTCTTCTTGAGCTGCCTTTACAATAACCCACCACTTAGTAGTGCACTGATGTGCAAAATTATGTGGATATGATAATTTTCAAGATTATATGATTTTAGGGGATGATATCGTTATAAAAAACGATAAAGTTGCTAAAACATATAAATCATGAATAAATCATTTGGGTGTAGAATTATCTGAATCAAAAACACATGTATCACCTGATACTTATGAATTTGCAAAAAGATGATTTTGTAAAGGAAAAGAAATAACGGGTATACCAATGAATGGAATTGTTAATAATATTAACAATCCATTTATTGTTATGGTTACTCTTTATGATTTTTATAAAATCAAAGGAAATTACCTAAGTTCAATCCTGAATTTAACTCAAATTGTTTCTAAACTTTACAAAGGTTTAACAATGAAACTATCAAAGAAATTTGATAATCGACATTTTAAATTGAAAGTTTATATTTTCCATAAATCATTAGATTATTCTTTTGGATTTTTAACATATGATTCTCTTAGAGAATTATTATGTTTAAATATCAAAAATGAACAA